GCGTCTATGCTGGGTGATTCACGTAACACACCATCACGCATGAAGATCATATCCCAGAGATCCCGAAGGAACTCAGGGTATGCGCACCGCGACACCCACCCGGTGATTTCCGGGAGGTGTCCGTCTCTCAGACCTGCAATCAAGAGGTCGTCGAGGCGAGGCAGCGCGATCGACACAAAGGGTTCGCCCTCGTGTTCGAATCTTTTACGCAACGTGAGAATATCACGTGATGGGTCGAATCCCAAAGAGGCTCCTGCATCCAGCAGGAAAACCTCTAGGAGATCTACTTGGCTTTTCATCGCTTCCCCTTCCTGGGGTCTAGTGATCCAAGCCATCGTACATCAATGATGGAAGGGCGTTTAAGCCTTCCGGAGAAGAATCACGCTGATTGTGGCGCCGAGCGCGAGCCCGGTCATACCAGTCAGCATGATAATGGAGACGAGAAAAACATTCTCCATTAGTTCTCCCCTGCGATCAGCTTCTTGAGGTTGCTGTTCGTAGACGCAGTCGCCCACGTGAAGAGAGCAGTGGCAAGGGCCTCGGCATCGGCGTCCGTAATCCCCGTGAGGGGACGGTCGACGGTGATCGAGACCATATAGCCCTGCGACGAAACCAGTCCTGTGTAAGGATCGGTAACGTTTTTCTTCGCGTAGAGCCGACCCACGTTCCGACGGCGCTTCGCAGTGCCGCGCGGATCGAGGGTAAGTTCTGTGTTCGCGTCACTGGCCTTGAAGGACCCGACCGACGTACCCGTGAGGATACGAGGGAGAGGTACAGCAGTGCCAGAGACGGTGACGGACTGCGGATCATTGAATGCCACGATGGGCTCCTATCTCAGTGTTCAATTGTCGGGATAAACCCTGTTCAATTGTTGTTTGGTTGTTGTTCAATTGTGTATTCAGTTGAATGTCAGCGGTACCGAGCGAGGCCCAGTGCCACCAGGATCGCAAACTGTTGAGTAGTGATACTCCCCAGCTGCGTACCGAATCCAAATGGAGTTGCCCGACTACGGTTCTTCGAGACCGTGCTGAAGTAAGACCTAGGTCTAACAACAGTATACGATCTCGTAGGCCAGCCCGTCCCGTATTCATTCACGGAGACGATCTCCTCCTCATTCACCTCAGTCAAACAGGTGGTGAAGTAGGCGTAGTCAACGCTGTGTCGCCCAGAAAGCGGCGAGTACACATGCGCGTTAACGATTGAGTTGCCAATATTTGCAGCCCAATCGATGAGCCATGACCACGGCGTCAGTTCCCACACGAGTGAAGGATCATCCACCAAGCCAAGTTGACGTAGAGTATCTTCCGCCTTCTCGACAAACCCATTGCTACGACTATTCGGCTTTACGAGGCTCGAATAGCGTGCACTGAATCTGTAGTCTTCTCTCACGAGAGACTTTGTGGTTGTGGTGAGGTTCCAAGGGTGAGCCAAATCTGGCGACCCACTTATGGTCCTCCAAGTCTCACCGGTGGCCCCAGCGATGGGGTTATCCGATAAGACACGATCCGTAGCTGCCCCAACAGTGGCAGTGGAAGGACCGTCCCACGCACGCTTCCTGCGGTTGCTCTCGGCATAGACCATCCGGTCAAGTCCGATAAACACCCGTATCATGTTAGCGTACTCCGCAATGAGAGGCTGCCAGCCGAACTGAATGTTCAGATACTCCGACCCTGCATACCGCAGGGACCGGGTTTTACTCTGATAATCAAACAGCGCGCGCCGGTAGTTCTTGAGAATGCTAGGTACATCCCCCCGCATCAGCTCTACAGCTGTAGTGAGGAGGTGTGCTGTCGCACGCTCAGGAGCGGTTGCAGCGAAGAACGAGTTTGCCGTGGCTTGTCTATTTGTCGCAGTCGTCAGACTAGCGATATGATTCACGAATGGATAGCTTGCGCTTCCACCGGGTTCATTTGACACACCAGGATTCCCGTTCAATCTGCTGCTAGTGAGCAGCGCATCAATCTCCGTCCCAGCGAACCGGGACGTTGACAGATCGCGCGTTTTGCCCACCGAGCGGACCTGTATCGGATACCTCAAGGCTGTTACCTTGCTGAAAAGGTGTCCGTTATCCGTTTGTGATACTCTGTTCGTGGATTGTGCCCCTGTGCCAGTTTCGGCAGGAAAGGCAGCGCGCTGGACCTCCTCGTAGAACCGCTTGCGGTCGGCGAGGGTGTCCGCCAGACTTCCCTTTGTTTTGGGTTGTCTGATTCCGTACAGACTTGTCTGTGACGGTGCGACGTCTGATGTGGATGGCACACCAGTTCTCCACGAATACACGTACTCAACATATTGCTGGACCGTTACAGTCCATGACTTGGACGTGATCGGGCCGTCGGTAGTTGACCGACGACGCGTAGTCCCAGTCAGCACGAGAGGTTCTTGACCCCTCATGCGCGTTGTGTACGGCACGTCTTGATCTCCAATCTGTGATTCGACGAGGGCCCCGGGAGG